CCCCCATCCGGTGGTGTGGGGGGTACCAAAAAGGTAGGCTGTTATACAACAGGGAACCCATAAACAAAAAATTTTATGCCAAGCCAAAAAGTATTAAGACTTCGAGAAGATGTTCACAAATTCATCCACGACGATGATTTTGATGCGGCTATGAATGCGCTGCGAGAAGGGCTAAAAGCGAACCAGACTGTCCGCCGAAACCGCGCAGATGGCGAAAGGGGAGTGGAATATGCCGAAACACCTGCCCATACGGTGCGGATAACAGCCGCAAAACTTATGCTTGAGTACGGATTTGGCAAACCAGCGACCCGAGCCGAGATAAATATCAACAATGAGACGCAAAAAAGCGCTTCTCCAGCCGAAATCATGTCCCGATTTAGACAATCAGGTGTAGATTTGAACGAAATTGTCGATGTTTACACAGAATCCGTAAAAGAAGCACCTTTGGAGCTAGAAAATGAGTAAATATACAAATTTAGAACGCGACGAGTATGGGAAAATGAATCCCAGAAAAGTACTTCAAGAGTATGAAGTGGGGCATTTGCAGTACGACCCTTTTTCTAACCCAAACGAAGCGGTTGCTTCAGAATTTTGGGATAACAGGCATGGATCGTACTCTAGCCCCGTAATAAAAAGGTCTGAAATGGGCCCCATACAAAGAACTGCTTTAAATGTAGAAGGACACCCAGGCAAATACTATGATGTAGACGAGACAGGCAATAAGGCAATAGGGTACGATGCAAATTTAGAACAGATGCAGAACTCCGCAAGACCCTTCAGCAGAGATTTAGATTCAATGGAGGGGCGTAGTTTTGAAGTAGAAGAGTTAAAAAATTACAACGAAGCTAAAAAAAACACCGAAAGATATAGGGCTCGGCTAGACGAACTTAATAGAATCCCCGAGAATCACAGGAACCTTCCATCTGATTACTATGCAGATGAGTTCTCAGATTCGGGAGATTACCCAAAATACGGGCACGGACCCGAACAAACTGTTGAAGATTTACGCAAGCAAACAATAAAGAGTCTAGACCACCAAGAAGATATCAAAAAACAAAATGACGGAGGAAAAGCACTCTACGATGTGGGAAGAGCGAGAGCTGCTACAAAACACAGCGACCTGACAAGTAATATACCGAAGCAGAGAGGCGCATACTTTAGGGACTTTTTAAGATCAAAGACACCTAGACTCCCAGTTGTCGGACCATTAATGTTGGGTGGAGCATACATGACCGCAGCAAACGAGAGCCAGGCAGCCGATGGGTCTCCAAATTATAGCTTTGATAATCCAGCAGTAACCAACCTAGCTGCTGAAGAACTGTACGGATTGGGCGGAGGTCTCGCAGCAGCAGCCCTAGGAACAGGGGCCGTCGGCACGCTAGGAGTAGGTGCAGCGGCAGCAACGATACCTAGCATGGCTAAAGCACAACAAGAGTATCTAAGAGATATAGCACCTCCAGAAAGACGTATGGATAAGATTTCGAGACAAAACCCAAACACGAACGGTACCCCCGAAGCGTTCTTGAGAGCGATGGAAGGTCCCGTAACTGAAGAGAGAGAAATGCCCTTTTACGAATACTATAGAAAAGCACCAAACACTTTTGGAATGATTACAGGCAAACCCTCATATAGAGAACTATAATATGAGCAACGAAATAGACAAAGGCCCAGGACAAAAGTTTGAGCACGAACTAGCAGCGGTCTTTGTCCGTTGGTGGGAGGAATCAGACCTGGATGAATTAGAAATGTCCCATATCGCAATCGGCGTAATCGAAAGATTCTGCGACACCAGCGTAGAATTCGAGCCCGATCAGGAGTTCTTGGATGAAATAGGAGATGAATAATGCACAGCCTAGAACAAATTAAATTTATGAACACCCCCGCGGAGGTGGCGAAACGCCACAAGCTCGCGCGGGTAATGAATAGGAGATTAAAACATGCCAGCAAAAAAGAAAAAAGCTAGCGGCACAGCCAAGAAAAAGGGCCCGTGCTGGAAAGGATACCAAGCAATTGGTATGAAAAATAAATCAGGTCGCAAAGTCCCCAATTGCGTACCCAAATCTAAAGGAAGGAGCAGAGGAAAATAATGCCAGGATTCGGAAGAACATACGGAAAAAAGAAAACGTCGGCCAAGAAAAAGCCTATTAAGAACATGCCCGGTAAGAAAAAGGCCAGCTATGCCCGCAAAAAGAAAACCAAGTAAGCCTATTCCTAAGACGACTAAGGGTAAAGGAGCTAATTACCGCACCGCAAAGGCTGGTGCCGGTATGACAAAGAAGGGGGTAGCAGCATATCGCAAAGCCAACCCCGGATCCAAGCTCAAGACTGCGGTTACAGGTAAGGTGAAAAAGGGAAGCAAAGCGGCTAAACGCCGAAAAGCTTTCTGTGCCCGATCCAAAAGCTGGAACGGTGAGAGAGGTAAGGCCGCTCGCCGCCGCTGGAAATGCTAAAATGAAATTTATACTCCTTGCCCTAGTACTAATAGCTGCAAGCTGCAAACCCGCTAGGGTCGCGGACAAAGAACTTCTGCGCCAGGATCGCGAAAATAAGGAGTTGGAACTTGTATACCTACAGGAAATTAGGGAAGCGCAGAAGAATAACGACCGGGATGCCTACGAATTCTATTTTAGAGAATACATAAATGTGCCCCGATTAAAAATCCCTGAGTGGATGAAGGAAGACCCTCAGTATTTCGAGGGCGGTGAATCTGTAAAATACTGATCCCGTGTTCCGATTCACGCTAGCTACTCTCCTAATATCCGGATGCACGGTTCACAACTATCATCATTACAAGCATGAATATCGATACGATATTCGCATGGACGACAGCCCGGTACATAAGCCAATACCCAAAGCAAGCCTAAATGACTGAAGATACTGAGCAGTTAGAAAATTTAATACGCATAGATCCCGAGATTTGGTTTAGCACCTTTGGGGTTATTAAGGATAAGCGGGGCAAGGATATAAAGCCCAAGCCTAACACCCTGCAAAAGCGAATGTTTGCCCACTACCGGAAATGTCAAATAGAGGATAAACCGTGCAAGATGATCATATTAAAGCCTCGACAAAAAGGTGCGAGTACATGTGCACAGGCTTTGACGTATCACCATATGCGAAAGCACGAAAATCTTTCCGGATCTTTGATGGGGGATATCAGTGGCACCAGTGATAAGGTTTTCGAAATATACCGCCGATATGCGGAGTACGACCATTTCCCCTGGACCGAAGACGGAGGATCTCTGGCCGACGGCGGTAACCTTGCGGACTTAATCAAATTGAAAAGCAAATCGGCCTATGGAAAAGAGACCGCAGGATCAAAGAATGCTGGACGATCCGGTACCATTCAGGTCGGTAATATGACCGAGGTTGCATTCTGGCCTATGCAGGGAGAAAGAGACCCCGCTTTGGGATATTTGCAGAGTCTATATGACGGGGACAATGTATCTTTAGTTGTCGCGGATTCTACACCTAACGGCCCAAATGGTTGGTTTTACAGAACCTGGGTACAGGACAATGAATGGGCGAAGATATTTGCCGCGTGGTTTGAATTTGATGACTCAGTTATCCCGTTTCACTCCGATGCCGAGCGTAAGGATTTCCAGGATACACTGACCGAGGATGAGAAAGAAGAGATCGAACGATTTGATGTAAATCTTGAACAGCTTCATTGGCGTCGCCGTGTTCTCCAGGACAAATGCAATGGCGATTTATCTAAATTTCGTCAGGAATATCCGAGCGATCCCGAGGAATGCTTCTTAATGTCATCCCGCCCAAGGTTTCATGTCGGCAATTTGGATAAGATGGTCAAAGTATCCGCGGATCTTAAGCCCAAGATGGGAACCATGAGCGTACAAACCGATGGGAAAACCGCTAATTTCAAGCCCGATCGATTGGGTAACTGGAAGATATATGAGGAACCCGAGTACGATTCCAAATATTTGATCTCGGTGGATACATGCACCGGGGAGGATCAGCAAATGCAGGGTCTTGCTGCGGATCCTGATTTCCACTCGGTTCAGGTATGGAAGGCTCCCTATGAAGATTGGCATGGTAACTGGCATGTCCCGCGTTTAGTCGCATTGCATCACAGCCGATTGGATATTGGAGTCCTTGCCCAGGAGATTGAAGGAGCCGCCCGGTGGTATGGCGATGCATTTATCATCCCGGAAGTAAACAATTCCGGATTGGCATTGTTAAAATATTTATTGGAAGCGGGATTAAGCGTGTACCGACGTCGCCGATTCAATGATTCCAGCGGAATGGTGGAAAAAAGCTTTGGCTGGTCTACTGATAAGGTTACCCGCAAAACGGTTATCGATCATATGGCCGCGGAATTATTGGAGGAGAACTTTGATATCCCGGATCCCGATGTTTTAAAAGAGATGAAAACCT